ACAGTTCTTTTTCGGTGACGTTTTGCTTGATTGTGTTGGCTAAGGCTGATATAAAAGCTATGTTGCCTTTTACGTACCCTAAGTGTGGTATTACTCTGTCCATAGAGGGGGAGGTTGGTTGTAATCCTTTCCCGTTTATGCCCCAAGAAAATTCTGTTTTGAAAATAGGGCACTCGTCGGTTGCGATTGACAATAAATGATCGATGTCTAAATCAAACGGTAAATTTTTATTTTTAGCTCTTCTTTTTGCCGCCCTTAAAAAAATCACTAAGTGGCCTCGTTTTGTATTTTCTCTTTTTGCTCTTGAATATTTTATGTTTTTTACCATATTGTCAAACCTTTCGGGTGAACACCATTTTTCATAAAATTTCCCCGATTTATGAACATGCTTCATGTCATAACTAGAAAATAAAAAACCGTCCTCTCGCCGGTCTCCGCGCTTAAACTTTTGACCTGTTTCAGGGTTTAATCGTTTCATTTATAAAATCCTCAACGTCTTCCTTAGAGCGTAATACGGTCACCGGATGCCCTAAGTCGGCTAATTGAGCGAACACTAACAGCTGTCTTTTTGATAGCGACCCTGTTCTTGTTTTTAACTCGACCAGGTATATTTGATTTTTCAGAAACACTATCCGGTCCGGGACTCCCGTTATCGTGCTGATCCACTTTAGGCTGAGACCCCCCAGCGCCTTTACCCTTTTGCTTAGATGCTGTTCGATGCTCTTTTCTAACATTCTTCTGGATCTCCATGTTGATCCCGGTGGTGATCTGCTTGACGATGTGCTCGGTCAAATACGCGCGCGACTCTTCACCGATTTCTTCCGGTGACTCGCCGATGTGCTCAAATATCCTGCACACGCAATGCGTCGCCTCGTGCGCGATCACGCCGGCCAAGAACGCGGGATCCTCGTCCACGCACTCTTTCAGGTCGAACGCCATGATGATTACCGCCTGCTTGCCATCGGTCAGGTAGTGCGTCTCCGCGATGCCCTCGTCGAGCGCGGTGGCCTTCTCGGTGATCCCGTGGTCCCTGAGAACTCGTTGGAATGTCTCGTTAGAAAAACACAGCTTTATCTGCGACGGAAAGTGCCCACAGTCTACGTGGTAATAGCCCCAGTTCTTAGGCATCTGATATGACTCCTACAATGCGTTGATTGTAACGGGGGTCGATGATTTGAACCCCGTCCTCTATCGTAAAACGGCAGTAGCACACGCCGTGCTTCTCCATGAGCTCCAAGACCTTTGCAAAAGCTATGTCGGCGTCGCTATTTATTTGTGCTTTTAATAATTCCGCCAGGCTAAGTGTTGTTACTTTGGGCATGCTTCTTTCGCTCCTCTATGTTGTTGAGGATGCGCTGTCGCTCGTCGTCGTTCGCGTAGCCCCACGCCGCAACCTCGTCGAGGGTGCGGTGACACCCACGGCATATGTTCGCGGCGTAGTCCATGTCGCACACGTCAACGCACGGGGAGCTGACACCGCCGAATATGCGGTCCCAGTTCTTGTCAAACGTGTCCTGGTTTTCAACCGGGCGGTGCCGGGACCCCTTACCTGCCTCTGCCATTTTTGTCCTCTCTCATGCCGATAAGAATTGCGATGACAACCACCAGCAACATCCACAGCACGAACTCGCCGGCGCCGCCATTGGTCGCGATGTATTGTTTTTCAACTAAATTCAATTTGTTTTCTCCATAAGTTGCACGTAACGGTTTAGGTACCACTGCGCCTTTCTCAAATCCTCGATCGGGCAGTGCGACTTGATACCCGCGCGGCTGATGTACTTCACCACGTTGCCCAGATGGTAGGGCAGCTCCTTGGCCTCGATGAAGTCAATCGTCTCAATCCCGCCGGACTTGTAGTGCGGTGGGTGGTTCACCATGTCGCTCATGTGTTCTTCTCCTCATGTACACTTTTTGCCGTTTCATCGACACTTTCTTGCGATATATTTACGGCATCGACATCAGGGGTAACTTCAGGGGTGCAATAGTTAGGTTTACCCCCGCAGTAAGACTTGACCGCTTTGCGTAGGTCAGTCATAGCCGCCCTCCCATGACGTCGTCCTTGATGTTGTCAGCCATCCAGTTGGCCTCCATGTTGCTACAGTTCGCGGTCCAGTAGCGCATCTGCTGATCGGTTCTGCTGATGCTCACCACCATCACCGGGTCCTCATCGCCCACCTGTTGAAGTGCCTCCTCGAGCGCGGCCTTCGATGTCCACTTCCCAATTCTTCCGACGATGCTCATAGTGGTGCCTCCCCATATTCTTGCACTGGATCTACCTTGCCCTGCCTCCTGAAATACTTTACGACGAGCTTGCGCTCTTCAGCCGTTTTGAACGGCCAATCCCAGCGCTCTTGGGTCATGCCCGATGGGTGCATTTGGTTCATATTTTCTCCAGTATGACGAACGCGACAACGTCGCGGTGATTGTCTGTGATTGTAACGTGCGCGCGGTGCGGGTACAACCCGGGCTTTTCGATGTGAAGCTCGGGCTTGCCCTTGAAGTCGTTCAGTATCTGAACGTCTCTCAGGTCTAGGTCTGAGCTCATGCCTATCCCCAACGCCTTCAGCGTGGCCTCCTTCGCCGCGAACCGGCGAGCCAAGTAGCTCACCGACATGGCGCGGTTGTCGGAGATCTGCGCGAAGTAGTCGAGCTCCAGCTTGCCAAGGATCCTGTGCACGAACGCCCAGGATTGTTTCTTGTAGCAGTTGCCCACGTGATCGATGCTCACAATGTCTGAGCCTATTCCGATTATCATAAAAAGTCCTCGCTCATAAGAGAGTTGTTAACGCTGTCCACGTACTGCTGGGCGCGCTCCTGGAATCGTATCCCTTGGTACACCCTAACCCGTGCCTCGCCGTTGCTCGTCTGCGTGATCCGTATCGGCTTGTCACTCGTCGCCGCCAAGAACTGGCGCTTGAATGTCAGGTCCGTGCCCGGGTGTATCCCGCGAGCCGTAGCCCACCGCTTGAAGACGTGGTACAGGTCGTCCTTGCTGATGCTCGCCTTGTCGTCAAGGACCAGCGTGTCCTCGATGAACGTGCCCAGCGGATTGGAGAGCTCCTCCATCACGTGCAAGAGCTCCGTGCCCGACGCGGGCTGCACGAACTTGCCACCGCGCGCCTTGCGACGGCGCAGTCCCTCCATGCTCCAGTTGAATATGCCCGAGAGCTCGGCCTTCAGCTTGGTGGAGAGTTGCGTGTCCTCCCTGCCGTAGAACGAGTTAGTCATCTTGAGCACGATCATCCGGCCGGTGAGCGCGTTGCTGTTCTCGGTTAACTGCATCACCTCGTTCGAGTAGATCACGATACGAGTTGGCAGGTACCCGTTCCACGCCTCGCGGTTCTTGCGGTTCACGGTTACGGTATCACCACCAACAATACGCAGAAGCTGAGAAACAACAGCGCTGCGATTCCTCTCCGGCGCACGCGCGTCCGTAAACGATGCAAGTAGTTTGCCAAGCCATGGCTGTAGTCCGAACGTGTCACATAACTCTCCTAGTTCCGGCGCCACCGTGTTGTGCTGTCCTAGCAGGTCCACGAGCACCTTGTTGATCGTCCCCTTGCCACTGCGGCGCGGGCCGATGACGTTGAAGAACTTTTGCTGGTCAGTCTCGCCCGACAGGATGTACCCGAAGATCTCCTGCAAGGTGTCCACCGACTCGCCGTCGTGCCCCCACAATTGCTCGAGGAACGCCTCCCACACCGGGCAGCTCGCGGTCGGGTCGTACTCGAACGGCAGGCTGTTCAGCGTGAAGAACCCGAGCGTGTGCGGGAGTAGCACCGAGTCCTCGAGGTGGAAGAGCCCGTTCTTCAGGCTGATCAGCTTCGACGCCTCGGGCTTGCTCTTGCCGAACCCCTCTAGCCACACCGGCGGGTGCGAGTGCGCGCTCTGTGGCAGGTGCACCGTGGCCTGCAACGCGTCGATCGCGGCGCTCACCAGTGGTGGCGTGGGCGCGAACGGTATCAGGTTGCCCCGGCGGTCGGTCTTGTTGCACTTGTTTAAGAACGCGTACATCTTCGATCGCACCGTGGCGTCCTCGACGGGCTCGTAGCAGTTGCCCGTGTACTTGAAGAACTCCGCCGCGTAGTGCACGAGCGTGGTGCCCTCCTCGTTGGTGTGCTCCGACTCGAGATATTCCGCCGCGTGGTTTAGAGGCGCGGGGTCGAGCACGATCTCACCCCGGGCGAGCGCCTCGCTCTTTTTTACTTGGTTCACCTCAAATATGATCGAGCGCAGAGTCGCGCCCTTGCCCTTGGTAAAACTGTCCCACTTCCGGGCGCACTCGCCGGGGTGGTAGTTGCCCTCGGTGGTCGCGGACCAACGATCCCACGCCTCGCACGCCTCCACGTCGCCGTTGAACTGGTGGTGGAGCGCCATGCCCACGCGTAGCCACTCCGAGTACCCGCAGTTAGCGTCGAGGTGCGCGAGCAGGTCGGACTCCACCCGTGCGACGTCGTACTCCGCCACGGGCGGTGTGTAGTCCGCGAACGCGTCACCCGTCATGCGAACGGATCTCTCCGGAATAAATGGGGACAGATCAATTGGGGACGTTGGTATCGCACCGCCGATGTGTTGGCCCGTCACCGTAAAGTAGCGCCCGCGTGGGTAGATCTCCAGCCCCTTGTCGTGGTCTACGTGCGCGGATTGTATGGCCGCCAGCGTGAATATCTTGACCCCTGTGCCGCTCGGAGAGACCTCCATGTACCCCTCTACCTCCGAGGCGATGCGGGCCGCCTCGGGGCTCGTAAACTGCCCCCCAGCGTAGCAATCGTCCAGGTCGACACCCACCAGCCCGTCGGATCCGTCAAACACGAACCCCACACCGTCGAACTTGCCGGTCTGGTACGCGTTCTGCGCGCTCAGGAAGTCTGTCCAAGTGCCGGGGTTGGTGCTGCTCGCGGCGTGCATGTTCGCCTGCACGGGCAGTTTGGACCAGCGACGGCTCTCACCCTCGCCGATCTCCACAAATCGCCACATCACCCACCGCGGGATCTTTTTCAACTCGAACGGTATCCGCTCGAAGTCCACATCAATTTTTGTTGGTTTTTCCATGGTCATTCCACATTATGAAATTTGCTGCACAGGTTGCACAGGTTGCACAGGTCTAAACCCACTTACTTCTTCTTTTATTTTATCAGAAGAAGAAAAAAAGAATAAGTGAGTGCACTTAGACCTGTGCGACCTGTGCAACCTGTGCAGGGGCATATTAGAGTAAACCCTTATTCTCTAAAAACCGGGACACCCAAACCCTGAACTCTTCTCGGTTTTCGGGGGTGTTGGGCTCGTCCTGCGTCCACAAGAAGTCGTACGCGTGCTCGCCCCACTTGTCGGTGGCGACGATCTTGAGCAGGTCCCCCGACTCACCGTACACGTCTGTCAGTATAACCTTCTGATCCTTGTCTCCCATCATCTTATCCTTTGTATGGCGACTTGGTAGCCGTTGTGTAGCACGTAGATGTCCTGACCGAAGACCGAGGTGAACGCGTCAATCGCGGGCTTTGGGCGGTGCAGTAGCAGGGGCGAGCCGCACCACATGTAATCGTCGAACACCATCACCCCGCCCGCCTTGAGCAGGGGCCACGACATGCACGCGTCGATGAGAACGTCCTTGGCGATGTGCGAGCCGTCGATGTAGATAAAGTCGAACGAGCGCTCCTCGTGTATCAATTCGGCGAGTCCCTGCGATGACTTGGCCCTGATCTCGCGGATCAGGATGTTCCTGCCCTGCTCTTTTTGGTTGTCTGAGAGCGCGCTCATGTTCGCGCTGAACCGTGCGAATACGTCGTTCATCTCGTTAGGGTCGTGCTCCTCGCCGCCCTGCCACGTGTCCACGCAGGTGATCATCGCGTCTTGTTCCGCGGCCATGTTCTCCGCGATCCACACCGTGGCGCGGCCCTCCCACGATCCGATCTCCAAGAATGACTTGTCATCGGGCAGTTTGCTGATCAGGCTGGGCCACATGTTGCGCGCCACTCCGAACCAGTCATTGGTAAATTGGTATTCCTTCATTCTTCGTCTTCCTCTTGAAAGTTTTCAGGGCTGAACGACTCGAGGGATATTGGCCCCCGGGCGATCAGGTTGTTTAGTTTCACCACCCTGTCCGGGTGGGTCTTGGCCTCGTGCGCGATCTCTTCGTTGGTAGGGTCGCGCCCGAGTCGTTGCATCAGGGACCTCTCCGCGTACTTCACCCGTCGTATCTCCTCGGAGATGTTGACGGGCAGACGGATCAGCCCCCACTCGTTGTCAATCGCCCGACGAACCCCGCGTATGATGAATGGCTTCGCGTACGTTGCGAAGCGCGCGTTGTTCTTGGGCACCCACTTCCTAGCCGCCCTGAGTAGCGCCTCGTTACCCATCGCGATCAGGTCCTCGTGTGGCACCACGCTGTAGCGCCACTCGGGGGTGGTCTTCACGACGGATATGACGAACCTGAGGTTGTGCTTCACAAGCCGCTCGAGTGAGGGGCGATCGCCGGCCTGTATCATGCCGGAGAGTTTCCGCTCCTCGTCGAGGGGTAGTGGTTGGTAAGAGTACAGGCCACGAACGTAGCCTGATATTGCTGATTTATCGTTTGCCAAAGAATAACCCCAGTCCGATCATGGTAACCCCGAGGAGCATACCACCAACGGACGAGGATGACAAGCCGTACACGCTCATCGCTTGGAATGATATCAGTGAGAGTAGAACGCCGAAGATCGCTAGCATGATCAGCACCTCCCGTCATCGTCGTCTTTTACGATGCGAACGTAACCCTGCAATTCTTTTATTGTCTCGCCCTTGCGAATGGTGACGTCCACCAGTCTGAACTCGACCAATGGATTCTCGCACTTTCGGGCGTGGATCATGGACCGCTGAAAATTGGGGGTGCAGTCAATGCAAGGCCCGTACGCCTTGTTCGTGACGGTCCCCCGCGCCAGTTTGACCCATTGCCGGTACTGCATGTGCGAGGTGAAGCATTTGGGCTTCTCCCCCGCGAACTTAACGAGTGACTGTTTCATGCTAGCACCTCCACTTCAATTATGGTGTCGTTGTTAATCGCGCGGTAGCCGCCGTTTTCAACGTCCCACACCGTGGTGTACTTCGTTGGGTCGAGCGTGCTCACACCGCCCTTGGTGGGGTGTTTGCTACTTTTGCTCGCGTGCATCTTGCGCACCGAGCCGTCCTTCTTCAAGAACGTCACGATGTACTCGCCTTCCGGCTTAAAGCGTTTTGCTTTTGAGCGCGACTCTACGACGTCAATCTTAATTCCTTGGTTTTCCATTTGATTCTCCTTGGTTGTTGATTTCTAATTCTACCATAAATCCCACGGGCGGAATACTAAAATGACGGCCCCGCAGGCCGCCATGAGTGTCAGTGTCTCTATCACCACCGAACCGCCTTCTCCGGGTCAAATCCCAAATCCCTTAAAATTTTAGACAGCGCCCAAAATCCCTCACTGTCCGCGGCGCCCCACTTTGAGAACGGGTAGAGCGCCTCGTGCACGGTGCCGAGTTCACCCTTGGCTAGTTTACGCTCCACGGCCCGATTAAGGCGCTTCGCGGTCAGGTTTCTACCCGGCACGTTGCTGTACAGTTGCCAGTCGTCGGCGGTCAGGTTGATCTTAACCTTGACCTTCACCGATTGCAGTTCAATTTTCTGCATGGTCTTCTCCTTGAAGTTGTTCAATTCTGTAATCGTCGGGGTCGCACGCGCTCTCCAAGTACCCGTCGCGCACGGCCTCCTCCTCATCCTCGAAGAACGCGTTGAGCGCGTCTACCGCGTCCTGCATGGTGTCGAACGTCTCCGGCTCACCGTCGACGCTCCACACGTTCTCGTTGCCTAGTAGCACTGCCCACTTTGCCATGTCATTCTCCTTGGTAAGAGTATAGTAAATCCCTGTGGTACTCGTAGCAGATGCGCTCTGCCTCAGCCTGTGTGCGCCCAATGAATTGGAGCCCGCTGGCGTCCTCCGCGCACCAGTCATTGATCCCGAACCGGATCTGATCGGATAGTGGCACGTCGGGGAATGACACGCTCGCGATTTCGTATGTGGATTGTTTTTGCATGGTTATCTAAACTCCCAGTTGATGGATTGTAATTCCGCGGCGGACTCGATCGCGGCTGTGTTCAGTTCCTCTTGGGTCTGCCATGACAGCGTCGAGTGAAAGTAAATGTGTCGCATGTACTGCTCGATCATGTTGATCTTTTCGACGTTGTCTATGCCGGTGGCCTTTGCAATTATTTGTTGGTACAGGTTCATGTTGTTCTCCTTACTCGTTGGGGAATACAAGGTCCTCAGAGCGCATGCGCGCCATGAGATACTCGGGGTCGAACACGCGCGCCTTGCGCGTCTCCCACGCGATCTGTGACGCCCGGTACTGCTCCGGGTTGGTCACGAACTCGGGGAAATTATCCAGCGCCCAGTTAACGTACTGGAACCGTTCTGTGTTGTTCATCATGGTTTTCTCCTTAGCACTCGTATGCTCGAATAAAGTCGTCCACCGCCTGCGCGATGGTCTCGTCCTTGGGGGCGTGGAACAGCCCGACTGGATTGCGGATCTCCTCGCAGTCCTCGTCGGTCAGGTCGTACCCGTCACGGTACGCCAACGCCACCTTCTTGATCTCCTCGTTGGTGGCGCTGTGCACCGGTCTGTTACGTAGTCTCATGGTGTCGCTCCTCAGTCAATAAATTTAACGTCATCCAGCCAGCATTCGGTGGCGTCGAACCCGATACGCATGCGCTCGCACTCGTCGGTCACCTCGTTGACAATGTGCTCGTCTGCCAAACTTCCGGGCTCTACGTTGTCAAATTCTAAAACGATCACTACTCGCATTTTACTCATGGTGTTGTTCCTCTTGGTTAAATTGGGTCATAGCGCCCGTCGTCGTAGGCCTCTAACACGATCGGCCCGATGCCTGCGATTGATGATCCTACCGCATGCACGCGACCCTCGATGTGGCGCGATGCGTCTACGAACGTGGCAGTGATCTCGCGGATCAGTCCGTCGTCCTTGTCCTGCTCGATGGTGATCTCGAGCACTTGCTCGATGTCGTAAATACGTCCGGTTCTAAATTTAATCATGGTGTTGCTCCTTGTGGTTGAAAGTGTACTGAGCAGGGCGCACCCTGCTCGCTAGACTCTCAGTCGGTTGACCATCCGCGCTCAACGCTCTCGTGATAGTCTGATATGGGCGCGATGGCGCCGATCACCACCCACGGGGTGGGTGTGGTGTTGGCCTCGCGCTCTGCGCGTACGGTGTCGAGTCGGGCCTTGCGCGCGTAAAACTGCGCCTTGATGCGGGCCTGCTCCGCTCTGATCTCTTCGAGTGTCATGGTTTTACCCCCTGTAAAAATTTGTAGTCGTCAATAAAATCACCCTGAAAATCTTCGTCACAATTGAAGAGCGCCTGTGCGACGGCTTTGGATATCTCTTCCTTCGTGATTCGGTAACCCTCGTCGAGGATCTCATTCTCCGTCGTCAGCGCCGGGCTATTGGCGAAGATCTGTTTTGCTAACTGCTCTGAGTAGCGCATTGTGATGCTCCTATAGTGTTGTGATACTACCTTGGTTTTTTACCCCTACTTTTCACGATGTGGAATTCTGCACATGAACCGCTCGCGCGGTTTTCGGGGACTCACCCCATCGTCAGATGTGCTGTTATGCGGCCCGGTAGTAGTACTGCACCCGGCTCCGGGCTCCGCACGCGGCGCTACTGTACATGTCATGATACACGCCATCGATCAGTGCGACGGCGTGCCCGCGCTTGATCACAATGTACCGGCCCTCCGGGTGCATCGCCGCGAATTGCGCGAACGTTGGCCGATGGTTTCGGTACGGGAACGTCGAGCCGCTCGCGTCGTTCTTGGACGTCAGCAGGCGGATCGCCTGATCGGTCTGCGAGCGGAACATGCCGCGACGGGGCCGGCGGCCTGCGGCGGCGCACGCGTCGTGCACGTCGACGTAGGGTTTGTTGAACGCCAGCGACAGCGCGCGGACGACGCAGTCGTTGCTCTCGGACATGCCGTCCGGTCGTGGGTTTGCGGGTTTGAATCGCATGTTGTGAATGCTCCTATGGTTGTTTGCACTAGACCCCCGCGGGGGTTTCGGCCACTCAGGCCTCGTCAGTAGTGCTGACAGCAGTTTTGCCAGTTAATATGTAAAAAACCCGCTAACCGCGCCGATGTAACCGCCCTGACAGGTTTTGCGGCTCAACAGTTCGGTGTAGTCCATAGCACCAACCCAACGCCCCCACGCCTCGTTGAAGAACACCACA